CCATCAATGCCCTGCGCGCGATGGGCACGTTCCCGGAAGGCTTCAAGGTGAACCACTTCTTCACCGATCCGGACGCGTTCTTCATCCGCACCGACGTCGACGACGGCCTGACGCTGTTCCAGCGCCGTGAGCTGGAATTCACGAAGGACAACGACTTCGGCACCGAAAACGCGCTGGCGAAGGCCACCGAGCGTTACTCGTTGCAGATCGGCGACTTCCGCAACTGGTACGGCAGCCAGGGCGCGTAAGCGTCACCGGCCGCAACAACCTGGCGCCCCCGCATGTCGGGGGCGTTCTCTTTCCGCAGAACGCTAGGAGCAAAAAATCATGAGTGCACCAACCCGCTTCACCCGCGGCGTAACCACCGCCGCCAAGACCAATCCTCTCGGGATGTACGGCATGCCCGCCCCGATGGACTGGCACGAATACTTCAACGACTTCGACCACTACACGGCCGCGCAATGGACCGTCACGACGGTCGGCACTGGCACCGTCGCGCTGACGAACGTCGACGGCGGCGCCCTGCTCATCACCAACTCGGCCGCCGATAACGACAGCGTCCAGTTGCAGAAGGTCGGCGAATCGTTCGCCCTGACCGCCGGCAAGCGTGCCATCTTCAAGGCGCGCTTCAAGGTGTCGGACGCGACGCAATCAGACCTGGTCATGGGTCTGTGCGTCACCGACACCACGCTGATGGGCGCGACGGCCGGCGCGGGCGTCACCGACGGCATCTTCTTCAGCAAGGACGACGGCGTCGCCACGCTGGATGTCCAATGCCAGAAGGACGCCACGACCGGCCAGACGCGCGCGGCCGCTGTCGCCACGCTGGCGAACGACACCTTCGTCACCGTCGCCTGGGCCTATGACGGCAAGAGCGAAGTCGCCTACTACGTCAACGACGTGCAGCTCGGCACGCTTGCCGGCACCTCGGCGTACCTGCCGGACACCACACTGACCGTCTCGTTCGGCCTGATGAATGGCGAGGCCGTCGCGAAGACGATGACCCTCGACTACATCTTCGCCGCCGTCGAGCGCTAACCCACCACCGGGGCTTCGGCCCCTCCTTTCGGAGGCCAATATGGCAGATGCAGTGACAAGCCAAATCCTGGTGGATGGCGAGCGCAACGCCGTGATGAAGTTCACGAACATTTCCGACGGTACCGGCGAAACGAACGCGTTGAAGGTCGACGTATCGGCGCTGGCCGGCGCGCCGTCGTCGGTCAAGATCACGGCGATCGAATACGACATCAGCGGCATGCAGGTCGAACTGCTGTGGGACGCCACGACAAAGGTTCCGGCGTTCATCCTGAGCCAGGGCCAGCAGCGCCTGGACTTCAGCAAGGCAGGCGGCATCACGAACAATGCCGGCGCGGGCATGAACGGCGACCTGCTGTTCACGACGCTCGGCGCAAGCGCGGGCGATACCTATGCGATCGTCCTGCACATGAAGAAGAACTGATCATGGCGGCAGACGAATTTATTCTCGGCGATTCGAACGCCATTTGCGATTGCTGTGGCTTCAAGTTCAAGCAGTCGCAGTTGCGCAAGCGCTGGGACGGCGCCATGGTCTGCTCGAAGGACTGGGAACCACGGCACCCGCAGGACTTCGTCAAGGCCCGGCCCGAACGCGCCATCGTCAAGAATGCCCGTCCTGGCGCGGAGCCTCGCTTCGTCGAGCCCAATGAGATCAAGCCGGAGGACCTGTGACCACGAGCGGAACGAACACCTTCAGCCTGTCGCGCGACGACATCATCACGGCGGCCGCGCTCGAGGTCGGCGACATCGCCCTCGGCGAGGCTGTCGACGACGACACGCTGGCACAGTACAACCTGCGCCTGAACTCCTGGGTGAAGTCGCTCATGGCCGACGGCGCGAAGTTGTGGGCCATGCAGCTGGCGACGCTGTTCTTGCAGCCTGGCGTCGGCCGCTACGCGCTGGGCGCGGGTGGCGCGCACTGCACGACCAATTACGTGCGCGCTGGGCTGGCCGCCGACGCTACGGCGGGCGCCGATACGGTGCAGATCGTCGACCCGACCGGCATGGCTGCCGGCGACAACATCGGTGTTCTGCTTTCCGACGGCACGCTATTCTGGTCGATGATCAACGACGTGCCCGGCACATCGACGACGCTGGCGGCCGCCCTGCCCGGCCCGGCCGCCGCCGGCGCGCCGGTCTTCACGTACACGACCGCGATCAGCCGGCCGCAGCGCATCGACCCGGATGCCGCGTACTGGCGCTCCGGCGCGCTGCAGGACACGCCCGTCGCGATGATCTCGCGCACTGAATACGGCCAGTTGGCGAACAAGGGCTCGCGCGGCAAGATCGTGCAGGCGTTCTACGACCCGCAGCTGGGCACCGGCACGCTGTCCGTGTGGCCGACGCCGGACAGCGCGGCCGACGTGCTGTGCTTCTGGTACGAACGCCTGCTGGAAGACTTTAACAACGGAAGCGACACGCCCGACTTCGCCATCGAATGGGGTGAAGCGCTGATCCTGGGACTGGCACATCGCATGGCGCCGTCGGCCGGCCTCACGCTGGCCGAACGGCAGGACCTGGAGCGCCGAGCCGCGCTCGCGCTGGCGACGGCCGAGGGATACGACCGCGAGAACGTTGGCATCTTCTTCCAGCCGGATATGCAATGAAGATCGAGCGCACGCGTGACATGGTAACGGTCACCGCCATCATGAAAGATCCGGCCATCTGGCCCCATATCCATGAGGACGGGACGACGGACGAATACCAGCCGACCGACCACGACGCCTTCCACTGGATGCTGGTCACGGACGACGGTCAGCCGATCGGCGTATTTCTCGTGCACGCGCGGGGCGAAGTGTGCTTCGAGATGCACACATGCCTGCTTCCCGCATGCTGGGGACGGCGCGCCGCGCGCGCGGCGCAGTTGCTGGCGGGCTGGGCGTTCACCGAAACCGCCTGCCAGAAGCTGGTCACGTCGGTCCCTGCGTATAACCGCCTGGCCCTGCGTTTCGCGCAGGCCGGCGGCATGCGGCAGGAAGGAATCAACCGCGCGAGCTACTTGCGCAACGGCGAGCTGGTCGACCAGATCATGCTCGGGATAACCAAACAGGAGTGGCTATGCCAGCAGCAGTCCCATTAGCGATCGTCGGCGGCGCCGTCATCGGCGCGGTTGCTTCGAATAAGGCGGCAAACAAACAACAGGAGGCCGCGGACAATGCAACCGATGAATCGCGCCGTCAGTACGATCAGACGCGCCAGGATCAACTGGACCAGTTGGCGCAGCAGCGCGCAGATCAAGCGCCGTGGCTTGCGGCCGGGAAGAACGCGCTGGCCCAGCTCGCGGCTGGCACCGGCACGGACGGCAGCCTCATCAAGCCATTCAGCCTGAGCGACTTCCAAGCCGACCCGGGTTACAACTTCCGGCTCAGCGAGGGAACAAAAGGCATCCAGCGCGCGGCCTCGGCGGCCGGCGGCCTGTACTCGGGCGCGACCCTCAAGGCGCTTGCGCGCTTCAACCAGGACACCGCATCCGGCGAGGTCAATAACGCGTACAACCGTTACAACAACAACCAGAACAATACGTTTAGCCGATTGGCCTCGATCGCAGGACTTGGCCAGACCGCGACCAGCCAGGTCGGCCAGGCCGGCCAGAACGCATACGGGACGATCGCCAGCGCGGGCGCGAACGCGTCGAACAACGCGAGCCAGAACATGCTGGGCGCCGCGAATGCTCGTGCGTCCGGGTACGTGGGCGGAGCTAACGCGATCGGCAATGGCATCAGTCAGTACATGAACTACACGCAAAATCAGAATTTGCTATCCGCTCTCTCGCGCAACCAGGGCATGAGCATCCCGGAATCTAGCCTGCCGGCGCTCCAGATGCCGACGCTGAACACCTCCAATTTGAATTTCGGGAACTGACTTATGCCACTCGACCCAAATATTGCCCTGAGCATCAAGCCGGTCCAGATCGCCAACCCGCTGGAGCAGTACATGCAGGTGCAGCAGATCCAGCAAGCCCAAAACCAGAGCCGCCTGGCGGACCTGATGTATGGCGAGAAGGAGCGCGAGGTTTCGGAAGGCGCGCGCCTGAACGACATTTACAAAGGCGCGGTGGCCTCCGACGGCACCCTGGACCGCACGAAGCTGTACAGCGGCGTTGCTTCGGCCGGCTTGGGATCGCGGCTGCCAGGTCTGCAGAAGAACTTCGCTGAAGCTGACGCCAAGCAGGCAGACATCGGCAAAATCAAGGCTGAGACGCACGCAAAAGAGGTGGAAGCCGCGCACAAGGCGTTCGACGTCGCCGGCCAGGCCTTCGGCTACGTGCGCGCCAACCCCACGCTCGACAACGCGCTAGCCGCCATCGACTACCTGGGCAGCCAGCCCGGCCTGTACAAGCCGGAACAGTTGGAGTCGTGGCGTCAGCAGGTCCGCAGTGACCCGAGCAAGATCCAGTCGCTGGCAGACCAGGCCTTTCGCGCCGCGCTGGCAGCCAAGGACCAACTGCCGAAGACCGAAACCCGCAACCTGGGCGGCACCACGGACACCATCAGCGTGGACCCGGTAACGGGCGTCGTGAAGACCGTGAACAGCGTGAAAAATAGTGTTTCGCCTGACGCGCAGTTGCAGGCTAACACTTCGCGAGCGAACAACCGGGACACGATCGCAGCCACTAAGGAAAACCAGAAGGCCCAGTACGACGCCGCCCGCGGCGTTCTCGTTGACACCCGAACGGGCACCGCCACCGCCGTTACCGGACCGGACGGGAAGCCGCTGACCCGCGACAAGGCGATGACCGAGTTCCAGGGCAAGTCTGCCGGATTCGCCGATCGTGCACAGGAAGCGGACGCCATCCTCGCGCAGCTTCACGCGAAGGGGCCGACGGGCTTCGGCTTCGTTGCCTCCGATCGTCCAGGCGCTATCAAGGGGGCGGCCGAATCGGTGCCGTTCATCGGTGAAGGCCTGGGCGGTCTGGTGAACACGCTCCCGTCCGCCTTGGGCGGCCCGAACGCGAACCAGCAGCGCGCGGAGCAGGCCCAGCGCAACTTCGTCAACGCGATCCTGCGGCAGGAGTCTGGCGCGGCCATCGGTGCGAACGAGTTCGAAAACGCGCGGAAGCAGTACTTTCCGCAACCCGGCGACACGCCGGAAGTGATCGCCCAGAAGGCGGCGAACCGACGCACCGCGATTTCCGGACTGGCGCGCAGCGCTGGTGGCAATTACACGCCTCCGGCCGCTGGCACCCCAGGCGCTGCGCCATCAAGTAACGGCCTGCCTCCGGGCTGGTCTGTCGAGGCTCATTGACATGCCGACTTTCAAATTTACCAGCCCAGACGGTAAGCAGTACACCGTCAACGGCCCGGACGGTGCGACCGAACAGCAGGCGTTCCGGATGCTGCAGTCGCAGCTGGCCGCGGCCAAGCCGGCGGCACCGGCGAAGGGCTTCGGCGAGCAGCTGAACGACGCCGTGCACGACCTGCCGCGCCAGGTGGGGCTCACCGCGCGCTACGGCCTGGAAGGCGTGGGCGACGCGTTGGACTTCGTGGCGTCGCCGATCCGCGCCGGGTTGAATGCGGTGCTGCCGAACAAGCAGCGCGGCGTCGCCGACGTCGTAGCCGGTGCTCCAGCGCGGCCGGCGATCGAAGGGCGTTCCGGAAAAGTGCTGGCCGACCTGATGCACCTGCCCGAACCGGCGACCGCTGACGAGCGCGTGGTCGGTGACGCCGCGCGCATGCTGGCTGGCGCCGCGGTGCCGATCGGCGCCGCTGGCCGCGTGGCCCAGGGCTCGACCGGTGTCACCAAGGCCGTCGCCCAGCAACTCGCCGCGAACCCGCTGCAGCAACTGGCCTCGGCGGGCGCTGCCGGCGCTGCGGGCGGTTACACGCGCGAGACCGGCGGCGACGCCACCTCGCAGACGCTGGCGTCGCTCGCGGCCGGCGTCGCCGTACCTGCTGCGATGGCGGGCGCCCAGCGCGCCGGCTCCGGACTGCGGCAGATGATGAATCGCCCGGAACCCACGGGAACGCAGATCGAAATCCAGATCAACCGCGCCATGCAAGACTCCGGCATCGACTTCGGCAAACTGGCGCCAAGCGTGCAGCAAGGCATCCGCGCCGACGTGGCCCAGGCCCTGAAGGTGAGCGACAACCTGGACACGGACGCGCTGCGTCGCCTCGTCGACTACCGCGTGACGGGCGCGACGCCGACGGTTGGCAAGCTCACGCGTGACCCGGCGACGTACACGCAGGAAGAGAACCTCATGCGGGTCGGCGCAAACAGCAAGGACAAGGCCGCGCAGCAGCTGGGCAGCATCAGAAACGAAAACAACAGCCGCCTGATCGCGCTGATGAACGAAACCGGCGCGAACACGTCGGACGATGCCATCGCTGGCGCAGAGAAGGTGATCGGCGCCCTGAAGCAGCGCGGCGCGCGGGCGGACCAGATCATCGGCAACCTGTACGACAAGGCGCGCGACAGCGCCGGACGCAGCGCGGCGCTGGACCACTACGCCTTTACTCAACGCGCTGGCGACCTGCTGCACGAAGCGAACGTCGAAAGTTTCCTGACGCCGGACATCCGCAACAAGCTGAACGGCTTCGCCAGCGGAGACATTCCGCTGACGGCCGAGATCGCCGAACAATTCAAGACCGGCATCGGGCGGATCCAGCGCAACAGCCCGGACGGCAACGTTCGGCACGCCCTGGGCCTTGTGCGCCAGGCGCTGGACGAGACACCGCTGATGGGATCCACGCCGGCGCCGGTAAACGGCGGGAATCAGCTCGTTGCCGCCGGTGGGCAACTGGCGGAGGGCCAGACGCCGAGCCTTGGCCAAGAAGCAATCGACGCCTTCAACAAGGCGCGCCGCATGAACCGCTCGTGGCGACAGATCGTCGAACGCACCCCGGCACTGCAGGCTGTCGAGGACGGCGTCGAGCCCGACAAATTCGTGCAGCAGTACATCGTCGGCAGCGGCAACAAGGCCAGCGTCGCGGGCCTGGCTTCCCTCCGGCAGTCCATAAAATCGAGTCCGGAGGCGATGGGCGCGGTGCGCGGGCAAATTGCTCGCTACCTGAAAACGGAGGCGCTGAATGGCGCGAGCGACGAGGTCGGGACCTTCAGCCAATCAGGGTACAACAAGGCGTTCGACGCGATCGGAGAGCGGAAGCTGCGAATGTTCTTTACACCCGAGGAAATCGACCGGCTGAAGGCGGTCGGACGCGTTGCGGCCTACGAGCAGAAGGACCCGGTCGGCGCTGCGGTGAACCGCTCCAACAGCGCGGCCGGCATCTACGGAATTCTTGATCGCATCATCAGCAGCCCGGTGCTTTCGAAGATTCCCTTTGCCCGCATGGCAATTCAGGAACCGGCGGAAAACATCGTGATCGGTATGCAGTCGAAGAAGGCACTGACCGCACCGAACGCCCTCCCAGTCGGCCAACGCACGCGCGAGCCTCTGCAGCTCGAAGGTAGCGGATTGATGCTATCCCCAGCGCTGCTCATGGGTGGCAAGGATGAGGAGAAGCGCTGATCAGCGGTTGCGGCGCGCGGTGAGCCACGCATTGATGACGTAGGCGAGCAGCGCGCCCAGTTGGATCGGGTCGTAGTGCATGTTTCCTCCTGACTAAGTTTCGCAGCATATCACCAGCCCGCACCCGCGGGCTTTTTTACGACCAAACCTCATGCAGATTCCATTCGTGGGCGGCGCGTACCAGTCGCGCTCGCTGAACCTTGACGCCCAGCGCTGCATCAATCTGTACCCGGTGCTGGGCGAATCTGGCAACGCAAAGTCCGTGCGCGCGCTGTTCGGCACGCCTGGACTTCGCCGGCTGGCAACGCTCGCCGGGGGCGGCATCCGCGCACTGTACAGGCCGTCGAAAGGCGACGCCATCGCCGTGGCCGGCCAGAACGTGTACCGCCTGGCGGCCGACTTCACGCCTACCCTCGTGGGCACGGTCGACTTCGGTAGCACACCAGTCGACATGAAGGACAACGGCACGACCGTCGTCCTGAGTATGGGCAAGTACGGGTTCAAGCTGGACTTGGGAACGAACGAAATGGAACAGATCACCGATGACGCCTTCTATGGCGCCACGCGCGTGAGCTATGCCAAAAACTCGTTCATCCTCGACCGCCCTGATACGTTTCAGTTCTACATCAGCGCAGCCGACGGCTCGGTGACGTTCGACGCGCTCGACTTCGCCGCGGCAGACAGCAACGCCGAGCCGATCGTGTCGCACATCGTGAACCACGGCCAACTGCTGCTGCTCAAGCGAACTGTCACGGAGGTGTGGGGCTACACTGGCAATCTCGATTTCCCGTGGGCGCGCGACGGGAATGCGCTGATCGAACAGGGTTGCTGTGCGCCGTATTCCGTGGTCGACCTGGACAACAGCGTGTTCTGGCTGGGTGAGGACAAGAACGGCCAAGGTGTGGTGTGGCGCCTGAACGGATATTCGCCGCTGCGCGTTTCGCACGACGGCATCGAGAAGGCGATTCAGAGCTATGGCGACATTTCGGATGCCCGGGCCTACGCGTACACGCAGGAAGGCGAGACGCACTACGTGCTGAACTTCCCAAGCGCGAACGCGACGTGGGCCTACGGGGTCAAGGCCAATCTCTGGCATGAGCGCGCGTGGATGAACCCGAACAACGGCGTACTGAATCGCCACCGATCGAACTGCCACATCTTCTGGGGCGGCGAGCACGTCGTCGGCGACTGGGAGAACGGCAACCTGTACGCGCTGGATCTGGGCGAGTTCACGGACGACGGAAGCCCACTTCTCGCGCTGCGCTCGGCGCCGCACGTGGCCGGCGGCGACTACAAGCAGATCAAGTTCAACGCCCTGCAGGTCGACATCGAGGCCGGCGTCGGTCTCGCCGATGGTCAGGGAAGCGATCCGCAGATGATGGTGCGCTGGTCGGACGATGGCGGGCACTCGTGGAGTACGCTGCGCACGATGACGATGGGGCGCGCTGGCAAAGGCAACGCCCGCGCGCGCATCAAGCGCCTGGGCAAGAGCCGCGATCGCGTGTTCGAAGTCTCAATTTCCGATCCCGTGAAACGCGTGATCCTCGGCGCATCGGTCGACGCGGAAGGGCTCCCACGATGAGCAAAGTCGCGCTGAACCTATTCCCGGCGCGCGTGTCGATCGGCACTGTGCAACCGGATGGCACCGTGCTAATGACGCTAGAGTTTTCGCGCGCATTGTCAGGGGTGTTTGACCGCATCGGCGGCGCCGACGGTATGAGCGCGGACGATCTGGCACTCCTGGCGTCATCCGGTCCGCAACCAGATCTCGAGGCGCGCAGCGCGGCCGCCGATGCCTTGGCTGCGCCTGCGATCGACCAAAGCGCACTGGTCGCGGCGCTCATCGGCAAGGTTGCCGCACTGCAGGAGCAGGCATCCCAATTCGAGGGCGTCCGCGCCGAATTGGCGAAGCTCGCTCGGCGTCTAGGTGGGGTCGAACAGCTCGCCACGTTCCGTGACCCGTACCGCGTGAACTGGGAGCGGCCGGGCCGAATCGGCTACTTCAATGCCAACACCGGTGCATTCACGGCGTTGAAGGCGATTACCTTCAACAAGATCACGATCACCGAACCGGCGAGCGGCGCTACGCTCGCCCTGGCTGACGGCGCGGCACTGACCGTGCCGGCACCGGGAGGCACGTTGGGTAGTGCAGCGTACAAGAATGTAGCCAGCGACTGGGCGATTCAGCAGTTCGGCTGCAACGGGAAATCGCCACAGGCGGCTGCTGCATCTGGCGGTACGCTGGCTGGGGTGATCTCAGCATTGGTAGCCAACGGAATCCTCAGTAGTTGATCAACCAGATTTTGAACGCAGGCTCGCTTAGGCGGGCCTTTTTTTATAGGTGCTCCACATGACCGTTGGACAAAAAAATATTGTGCCTGGCGTCGTTCTTGGCTCCGCCCTGACGACCCTGCACACCGCGCCGGCATCCACGCGCGAGCGGATCTGCAACGCGACGCTGGTGAACGACACCGTGGCTGTCATCACGTGCACGGTGCATATCGTGACCAGCGGCGGAGCGGCTGGGACGCTGAACAAAAAAATCTCGGCGTATCCGCTCGCCCCGGGAGAAACCTACACCTGCCCCGAACTAATCGGCCGCGTACTCGAGCCAGGCGATTTCATCCAGGCTCTGGGTAACGGCGCAGCCTTCGACGTTTCGGCCTTCTACCAGATTTAAGGACTCGACCATGACCGGCGTCATTGCGACCATCCCCCGATACCAGTTCTTCGACTCGAAAGGCAAGCCGCTCGCTGGTGGCAAGCTTTACACCTACTTGGCAGGAACCACTACACCGGTGGCTACCTACCAGGATCAGGATCTGACCGCCAAGAACGAGAATCCGATCCGGCTCGACGCCGCGGGCGCCTGCGCCATCTGGCTCGATCCTGCGAAGCAGTACAAGTTCGTGCTCAAGGATGCGAAAGGCGTCACGCAACCGGGCTGGCCGGTGGACGATATCAGCGGTGCTGCGAACATGGTATCGCTCGCACCGACGCTCTCTACTTTCGCGAAGCTGAGCGTGCTGGCCGCTGATCTCGGCTCATCCCTGATCGGATTCCTGCAGCTCGGCGTCGGCGCGGTACTGCGCACGATTCAGGACAAGCTGCGTGTCACGATCGACGTTGAGGACTTCGGCGCGAAGGGCGACAACGCCACCGACGACACGGCCGCAGTGGTCAAAGCATTCGATGCCCTGCGCACACGCGGCGGCGGCCGGATCCGCTTCAGCCCGGGAAAAATTTATTACATGCTGCCGACCGGTGGCACCTACCTGAAGAACTGGTTCGACCTGTCTGGTACTTACGGCGTGACGGTCGAGGGCAATGGTGCGCAAATCCGCGTGGGCGCGGTGACGGCGTCGCAATACCTGTTCGACCTGAATGGAGCCGTGGGCGTGAAGATCGAGAATCTGCGCTTAGCATCTGGCCATCAGGTTCGTACTGACCTGGCTGGCATCTTCTGGATTCGTGCACGCTGGGGAGCGCGCAGCATCGTGCTGGAAAATGTGGACTTCGACTACGGGTGCGTCGGCTTTGTCGCCCAGGGCAAGTACATGAACGAAGGTGACGACACAAACCGTGTGCGCGGGATTCATCTCAACAATGTGACGTCGAACGGTACCTACTACCCGGCTCTGTTCCAGAGCGCTGGTGACAACGTGAAGGGCAACATCATCACCCGCAATGCTGGGCGCTCCTACTTTGCGTTCAACGTACAGAACCACGACATGATGGTCGACAGCCAGCAGGGCGGTCCGTTCTCGGACGTGCTCCTGAAGGTGTATGGCACCACGGCGTTCTACTCGAAGTTGGAGAACATCCGGCTGGTATACAAAACCGATGGCCGCTACGCCGGTTCGGGGAACCAGAGCACGGATGAGGCGATGGTCGCCATGGACTTTCAGCTAAACCCTACCAGCCCGGCAGCCTGCACGTTCTCGAACATCGATATTCAGCTGGACGTCGCAGCGAGCGCGGCTGACCGAAACCACAACGTGTTCATCATCCGCAAGTACGACGCCAGCGGCAATCCGGACACGGTTGCGCGCGGCCATAACCTGGTCGGCCTGAGTGTGCATGGCGCCGGCTACGGTTTGCAAAATCTGCTAGCGAACTCGCTCAACCTGTTCAGCCGGACGAGCGAAAACTGGACGGGAGAATTTGTCTACGGCATGCACATCCATGATCTGTTCCTCGGGAACGTGTCCAGCCAGGATGCGGTGCTGCTGAACGGTGCGCCCATCGTCGGCGCCAGCAAAGTGGAGCGCGTGCGCACCGAGGGTGGCTTGGCGCTCACGAACACCGGCAGTAAGGAGCTGAGCATTGAGGAATCCTCGTTCCGCAATTACTCGGCCAAGAGCCGGATCCTGCAGTCCTACCCAGTGACGTGGACCGCCGACACGACCGCGCCAAACATTGGCGCAGGCAGTCTTGTCGGCTATTACACCTCCGACGGCAAGACCTGCACGGTCGACGTGTATATGAAGGCTGCGGCTGACACCACCTTCGGTTCTGGCATCTGGCACTTCAGCCTACCTATGCAACGCGCGGTGGCCGGGTATGGCTCGGTTGGTAGCGCAATGGCCCTGGACTCGGGCACCACCTATTACGACGGCACCTGCAGGGTGCTCGCCGGCGCGAGCGTGATGGAGGTCATGCTGGGCGGTAACCCTGGCAACTTCGCCAACGCCACCAGCCCGATTGTATGGGCGAATCAAGATTATTTCGCCGCGACGCTCACCTATCCGATCGAGTAACCGACTTCGATTCCCCAACCACCATCACCACAACCATGAAAGTCCAAAACATGAGCGAACCCATCACCACCGGGGCGGCCGGCGTCGCCGGCTGGAAAATCCTCGGCGGCCTGGCCGGCACCGGCATCGGCGCGGGCCTCGCAGCCTACATCGTCATGTCGATGACGAAGCCCAAGACGGACCAGGAGTGGCGCATCGCCTTGCTGTGCACGCTGGCCGGCTCGATTGGCGGCGGTGCTGCGCTGATCAGTTGGCTCGGCCTGCAGCGCTGGGCCGACGACGTGTTCGGCTTGGTCGGCATGTTCGGCATCGCGTTCGCGTGCGGCTTGCCGGCCTGGCTGATCATCCGCGCGCTGTTCCTGTACATCGACAAGAAGCGGAACGCCGACATCACCGAAATCGTCCATGACGTGACGGAGATGATCCCATGACGCCGGCCGAATTCATCGACCAGATGCTGCCGGGCGCACGCGCCTGCCAGCGCACCGCCGGGATCCCGGTGAGCTTCACGATTGCCCAGGCCGCGCTGGAAAGCGGCTGGGGTAAGGATGCGCCCGGGAATAACATCTTCGGCATCAAGGCGGATTCCTCGTGGAAGGGGCCGACAGTCCGGTTTCCGACGACCGAAGTCGTCAACGGAAAGCGCATCCGCATCATCGGAACGTTCCGCGCCTACCCGAACTGGGCCGCCTGCATTCAGGACCGCGCACAGTTCTTCCTGCGGAATCCCCGCTACGCGCGCTGCTTCAACGAGCACACGGGCGCCGGCTGGGCTCGTGCAGTTGCCGCCGCCGGCTATGCGACGGACCCGAACTACGCCGACACGCTCGTCTCGATCATGGACGGCTGCAGGCTGCAGCGCCTGGACACCCTACCGGACGAGGTGAAGCCGTGACCGCGCTCGAACGGCTGCTCGTCGGCGCCGTGGTGGTCGCGCTGTTCGCCACCGGCGCGTGGCTGGGCGTGCGCCACTACGGCGCCGAGCGCTACGACGCCGGCCACGACGCCGGATACGCGGCCGCCGTCGACCTGGGCAAGAAGCAGCGCGACCGCGACGCCTACCTCAACCAGCAGACCGAGGACGAGCTGCGCGCCATGCTCGCCGCGAAGGACGCTGACGCACATCGAAAGGAACAGGAATATGCATCGAATCTCGCTGATGCTCAGCGCCGCGTGCGTGCTGGCACTGACCGGCTGCGCTGCCCAGCCAGTCCCGTACAGCCCGGCGCCGCGGCCGAAGATCGATCCGCTGCCGCCGGCACTCCAGCTGACGGACAAGGACCGGACGTTGTGCCGGAAGCTGCTGCAGACCTTCTCGGCATCGCCGCAGACGTTGCGGGACTCGTGCGACGATACGGCCAGGTCGTCGAGCGGTTCGAAGCCTGCCGGGCCGTGAACGCGAGGCCGTGATGGACTTCCACGTCATCACGCCCAGCGGCGTCTACCTGGTCATGGAGACGTGGGGCGGGAGTGTGAAAGAAGTGTGGCCGGCGCCACCGGACTCTCTGCCGCCCGCCGCCGCGCCGGCTCCGCCAGCACCCGGCACGTAAGAGCAAAGCCCGCGCCGTGGTCGACCAGATAGGCGGCCGCGGCGTGCACGTCGTCCATCGTCAGCGCCTCGTCGACGGCGCGGGCAAGTTCGGTGTTCGGGCGGTCCATGCGCCCATCATGACGTTGACGCACGGTACGCACCTGATGTTGATCAACGTTCAAGCCGACCCTTGATATACTGTACACGCATACAGTATTTCAGGACGACAATGACCACCCTCCCCGACCCCGAAGCGCTCCACCCATCGCTGTGGCGAGCCTCCCAGCTCGCGCGCAGCCAGACGCGCTGCATCGACACCGGATTCCCCAGCCTGTCGAATCAGCTGCCCGGCGGCGGCTGGCCGATGAGCACGATGGTCGACCTGCTGCTGAAGCAGAACGGGATCGGGGAAATGCGGCTGCTTGCACCGGCCCTGCGCACGGTAGCCGAGCGCCGCGTCGTGCTGCTCCAGCCGCCGCATGCGCCCCAGGCGCTTGCCCTTGCCGCGCTGGGCCTGCCGCCCGAATTCGTTGTCTGGCTCCGCGCCGAGCGCACGGGCGACATGATGTGGGCGGCCGAGCAGGTGCTGCGCAGTGGAAGCTGCGGGGCCCTGCTTTTTTGGCCGGATCAGGTTGGATCGGGTAGCGCGCGGTACCGGCCCGTGCGCTCAGACAACCTGCGCCGCCTGCACCTGGCCGCGCAGGCCGGCGAGACGCTATTCTTCATGATGCGCCCGCTCGCGTCCGCGACGGACTCGTCGCCCGCGCCGCTGCGCCTGAGCGTGGAGCCGGCCAGGGGCGGGATCAACGTCGGGTTCGTGAAGCGGCAGGGACCCGTGCGCGACGAGCCGCTGTTCCTGCCGATGCAGGTTGGCCACGTCCGGACGGCGCAGCCGCGGCGCGAAGTGGCGCCGGCGCACACACCTGCCGGGTCGACGGAATTGCCCGTACTGGCGTCGTAATGTCCGCCGAATTTTTACTAAAACCCCGCTGTAAGTGTTTGATTACGTTAGGGTGCAAATGTTGAAAATTGTTGGTATGCCGGAGCCAATTTTCTATACCTATGTACCTGATTCGTCTATGAAAACAGGCTAAAGACTAAACGTTTCAGATGTAAATATCTGCACTTTAAACGGCGCCGGTAGATAAAGGCGATCTGCAGTTTTTACAGAAATACGTAGAAAATATTACTGAATCACTTTGCCTTGACGGTCTTCCATCCACCCCGCAGGTCATCGTACTTGGCGGTCATCTGCGCACTCTTGTGGCCGAGTACTGACTGCGCAAAATCTGCCCCAAACTCTTCGCGGTAGAGCCGCTCCGAGAGGCTCCGGATTTCGTGGAACGACGGCGGCGTGCGGCCGGCAGACGCATCGATTCCAGCCCGCTCGCGCGCTTGCTTGAATGCATCAGATAGGCCGTTCGATCGCACTTTATCGCCTGGCTTGATGCTCGAAACTCGCTCTGTGTGGTGGACCAGGTAACGGCTCACGATCAGGTCTCGACAGCCAGCTATCACCTCGTCGATCGACACCCCAACCTTCGCCAGTCTGATCTCACCGTCGAGCTGCAGTCTCGTTTCACCGCCGGATTTACCTTGCGCAACATGTAGGAACCCACCCTTATAGTCGGCAAACCTCATGTTGGCGATGTCGTCCCGCCGCTGGCCCGTGACGAGCGCGAGCATCATCGCGTTCTTCGCCCAGGTTGTCGCGTGCGCATGGATCGCCCAGAACTGTTCCAAGCTCAGCCGCTCGCGCTTCACCTTGTAGTCGGCATTGAATGTGGCAGCGACTGGGTTTTTGCCGACCTCGATCACGCCCTGCGTCTCGGCCCACCTGAATATGTCGCGCATCTTCGATCTCATATTGCGCGCCATGCCTGCCCCGCTGATCTTCGCGAATTCCTCCAGATACGTTGCCGCGTGGACCGTCTCGATCTGCCGCATGCGCATCTTGCCGATGTCGGCCTCTCCCAGTCGCTTCAGGAGGCTGTTCGCCGCATACCTCGTATTCGCTGCAGGCTGCGTCTTCTCGTCCCATAGCTCGCGATACACCGGCAGCCACTCCGCCAGGGTGTAGTCCTTGCGGCCGAGAACCCAGTCAACGAGCGACGATCCCTCGCGCGTGGCGAGCGCCGCGTTGGCCTGCTTGGCCGCCTGGATGGCCTTGGGCCTGTCCTTGCCGAGACCTTTCTGCGTCTTTTTCTCTGGGTCCCGATAGTAGTAGTAACCTGCCGGGTTCACGTACAGGTTGGGCGGCAAGGCCCGGTTCTTGGCTAGTCTTTTGCGGGCCATATCACTCCACGTACTGCGCATCGCGCTTTACCTGCCATGCCTTGCCGACCTTCTTCGGCTGCGGATGAATATGGCCGTCATGCACCCAGCGCCGCAGGGTATTGTCATGCGGCACCTTGGAAAACATCGTCGCGGCCCACTCCTGGAGCGTGATGTACCGCGACTGGATTGCTGGTTTCGTATTCGCCATCCTCATCTCCTATTCCATCCCTGCATCCGGCAGCAGCCGGCGTTCCCCGTACACCCGCTGCTCGCGCGTCGGCGGGGCGACTTGGGCGACCGTCCCGCGCCGCTCGAACTGCGGCCGGCGCCGGTCGCTCACCGGGCTGGTGAAGTACGACGACACGGCCTTCCGGCGGATCACCTTGCGTTCGATCATGCCCCACCCCCGACATGAGACGGGCCGAGGGCAATCGCTTCCTTGACAGCGCGAATAACGCTCGACAGGTAGACCCAATCCGGGTTCGGCTTCTCGGGCAACGCGCATTGCCAGTCGTCGCCCAGCAGCTCCGCCAGCAGGCTGCTGCGGATGTGGTACGGGTGCTCGAAGTCCATTCCCTCGATTTCCTCCCACATCGCGCGGGCCTTGGCCTTGCTTATGCTGCTCAGGTACGCCCGGCGCTCCTTGAGCACCTCGCGCTTGAGGGTTGCTTCGAGCTTTTCGGGGTCGTAGACGCTCGAATTGATCGCCGGCCCGCGCGCGAAGCAGCCGGCCAAGTAGTCGACGCTGACGCGACGCAAGAAATCGGTCAGCGTTCCGCCCATGCCGCCCCAGTACGCCGACCACGAGCGGCCCCAGCACTCAACAGTCATCTTGCCCTGGTTCGGGCCGAGGTCTTCGAGGAACGCGGTGATGGGGTCCAGGCGGTGTGCCCCGGTGATGGTCAGCTTCGTGACCTGGCTGCGCTCGACGTTCATTGCTCGACTCCATCGCCAACAGAAGTTTCGACGCGCAGCGCTTCGATGGCCGCGACACAATCGCGCGCGCCCGTCTCGGCGTCATCGCGCAACTCGGGCCACTTGCCGCTCTGGCGCTCGCAGTACTCGTCCTGTACGCGCTCGCACGCGTCGCGGGCTTCGACAAGCACCTGGTCGCGCACCTCGGGCAGCAACTGCGCGATCTGCGCCGGCGTCCCTATCGCGATCACGCGGTCGCCCCCCGGGATAGGCACGATGTTCGATTCCGTGCTGGTGTAGTGCTGCAGATCGAGCACGGCCGCCAGCAGGCGCAGGCGCTTCGCTTCCAGCTTGATGTCGGTGTTCTGGTCCATGTTCCTCCTCGTATCAGGCCGCGGCCCGGGTAAGTTGTTGCTCATGCACGAAGTTCGCGCGGATCAGCGCCTCGGACACGGGCGGGCACACGCTGTTGCCGCACATGCGCACCTGGGCCGACTTCGTCAGCGGGACGCGGGGCAGTTGCAGCGGGTCGACCGCGGCCTGCACACCGTCGGCGAACAGCAGCGCCGGGTCCGGGATCTCCTCGATGATGTAATCGGCCGGGAAGCCCTGCGCGAGGTACAGCTCGTGCGGCGCGAGCATGCGCAGGCCGATGTCGACGATCTCGTAGTCGACACCCTGGATCGTGACCAGGCCAAAGCGGTCCTTCGTCGTCACCGTGTGCAGCGGTTCCTCAAGGCGCGGGTCCTGATCGGCACCGTAGTACTTGACGAGGAATGCGCGCACCTCGGCATGATGTTGGCCGCCTGCGCTGACTGTGTGCAGCGGTTCGTCTACGGGCGCCGTGCTACTTGTGCCGCGCAGCTTCACCAGCGTGCTGGCGACGACTGCCGATTTCCCGCCACCACCGGCAGTCGTCGTGGCCAGCGGCACGTCGGCGGCGTGACCCACGCTGCGGCCCATGTCGCGCTGCACGTGCGCCAGCACGACGCTGTGGTGATCGGTGCTCGTGATCGTGCCGATCGGGTCGACCAACTCGGAGCCCACGACGCCGGTGTAGTGCTTTGCGAGGAAGGCAACGCCGACAGCCTTGCCGCCGCTCGCGGTCACGGTACCGAGCGGCTCGTCGACTGGCTTTGCGCCGGCACCCCAGCGCTTCACGCCGCCCGGCGACACCTCGCCGTGTGCCGCGTCGATGAGCGTCGCCGACACGAGCCCGAAGTGGCCACCCTTCACCTGGCCGCAGATCGTGCGCATCGGCTCGTCGGCCGCGAACACGCGCTGCGTGCTGGCGTTCGCGTGCTCGTTCAGGAACGCGCTGACGAGCGCGTGCTTGCCGCCGCTGACGACCGTTCCGAGCGGCTTCTCGATGTCGAGCGCGCGCGGCGCTTGGCCATCACGCTCGCCGTAGCCGGTCTGGACCAATGTCGGCATGACGACTGCACGGTGGTTCTCCGTCGTCAGCGTGCCGAACGGCTGGTCGGCCGGCACTGGCTTGCCGCTGTAGGCCGGCCCACCAGCGCCGACGATGAACGGATTCGCCGAGTTGACCACGTAGCGCATGATGCCCTTTGCGACGCGGCGCTTGGTGGCCTCTGCCAGCGGGCGCTTGCGGTCGAAGATGCTCGGGCACGGCAACGACCAGTCGATGCACTCGGCGGCCGTGCGGTGTGGTGCCTGCAGGCCGGCCAGCACCGCGGGCGACGTCGGCGCGCCGTGCGTCGGCGCCGGCCAGCTGATCGGCAGCCCGTCGCGGCGCGCGACCAAGAAGAAGCGCTTCCGGATCGTCGGCGCGCCGAAGTCGCAGGCGCGCAGCTCGCGCCACTCCACGTGATAGCCGTGCGCGCGCAGCTGGCGGACGAAGCTGTCGAACGTCTTGCCGCGCCGTGCCGGATCCGGCCGCGCCTTCCCGTCCGCATCGATGATCAGCGGGCCCCACGTCTTGAACTCCTCGACGTTCTCCAGCATGATCACGCGCGGCTTGCACTTCGCGGCCCAGCGCAGCGCAACCCATGCGAGGCCGCGGATGCGCTTTTCGACCGGCGCGCCGCCCTTCGCCTTGCTGAAGTGCTTGCAGTCGGGCGACAGCCAGACCAGCGCGACTGGCTGGTTGCGCGTGACCGCGATTGGGTCAACCTCCCACACGCTTTCGCACAGGTGCTTCGTGTGCGGGTGGTTAATGGCGTGCATCGCCAGCGCTTCCGGGTCGTGGTTGATCGCGATATCGACCGGGCGGCCAAACGCAGCCTCGAGGCCCGTGCTGGTGCCGCCGCCGCCGGCGAAGTTGTCGATGATTAGCTCGTGGCCCAGGTCGAGCGACAGGGTGAAGGCGTCGCGCTTCATGCCGCCACCCCCGGCGCCGCCGGCATGCGCATCCAGTGCGTGACGCGCTCGCGCAGGATCGGCGTCGCGTCCACGTAGTGCCAAATACCCGCGTTGCGGAACGCCGGCCACACGTCGTCATCGTTCAGCGCGACGAGCACCAAGGCGTCGTCGTCGGGCAGCGTGGCCGCGGCATCGATCCATTCGAGCATCAGCATGCGACACCTCCGCGCGCCGGCCCGAAGAACGCGACGTCCAGCGGATCGCGCCACATGCCCACCTGCACAGCCGGCACGATGACGACGCCCGGCGGCCGCATGGCGTGCGCTTCCAGCTTCGCCGCGTCCTCGATGCCCAGCTCCCACAGCGGGCGGCGCGCGCCCGGGTTGCCGGCGCGGCGCACCTCGCCCAGCTCGGCCAGGAAGCACAGGTAGCCGTACACGGTGCCCGTGTTCAAGCCGAGCTCGGAGGCGATCACGGCCACCGACATCTGCTTTTTCGCCAGCAGCTCGCGGATCCGCACGCAGGCTGCGTCGCGTCGGCGCAGCTTCTCGGCGTTCGACATGTTCGTGCCTGCGCGGCGCAGTCCTACAGTGCGGCCCATGATTAGCCCTCCGCGCCCAGCAGCGATTTCTGATCCGGCTCGACGGCCAGCGCGTCGCCCTCGTCCAGCAGCTTCGAACGCTCCTCGATCACGATCGTGACGTAGCCGCCCTCGGCGTCAGCCAGGCTATGCGCCCAGTCGCCTTTCGCCAGCGTCAGCACGCACTTGACGCCATCCTTGAACACGACCTGGTCGACGGCCGCCGGGAACGTCATGCGGGCATTGCTGGCGATGATGTCAACCGCATCGCGCACCGCGGCGCGGCAGTCTTGTTGCACCGTCGCCAGCACGCGCTTCTGCTCCGCTTCCTTCATCTCGATCCAGGGCTTCGACAGGGTCTTCAGGTGCTTCGTGGCCGCCTTGATCATCGACCCGAGCAAGTACTCCTGGGCATACGCCTTGCCGGTCAGGACGCCGTGCACACCGGGGCGAGCGAAGACAGCGATCGGGCCCTCCTCGCTCGCGAGAACTGCCGACAGGATCCAGCCGTCGCCTTCTGGCGCAATCGGCTGCCAGGCACTGATATCGGCGCCGCCGCCGAGCCAGAACGCGGCTGTCTCCTTCGCATTCGAGTCGTCGCAGAGCTCGACAATGGCGATCTCGTTACCATTGACCACGGCGCTGGGCTTCAGTCCCTCGGCGGGCAGCGTGAAGTCTTCGAAGCCCGGCAGCGCGCCATAGCCGTTCTGGTCACGCTTCAGGGTGTTCAGGGTGGTCTGTTCTTTTTTCGAGGTGGCGTTCATTCGTTACATCTCCTGGTCCTATTGGTGGTTGGTGGGGTGCTGCTTTTGATAGTTGAGGTACGCGCGCCGGATCCGCTCATCCCAGCGCGCGTGCGCTGCCGCGTCGCGGTCCAGCTCGGCGCGCGAGCTGATCTCGCAGACTTCCTTCACGCGCTGCGCCGCGGCCTTCTCGCCGTCGACGCCGAGGAATCGCTGGAAGTCCTGCTCACGGCAGTGCAGGACCGTCCACAGGCACGGGCGCTGCCCGGCCATATCACGCTGCCTTCGGCTGGGCCACGGCGCTGATGTGACGCTGCAGCGCGGCGCAGATCCGCAGGAAATCGGACTCGCGGTACAGCTTGGCCGCCTTGTCCGTCATGGCGTGTGCGAAGCCGAGCTGCGCGAGGCCGTCGGCCGTCAGCGCGATCGGTGACAGGCGCTCGTTGATCTGGCCCAGGCGGATCATCGCCTCATCGGCCGGCGCCGGCGCGCGAGCGGCGTCGATCGGCGTGACGGTCGCTGGCGCGGGCGCGCTCAGCAGGTCGGCCTGCGCCGGCGGCAGTTCGACGTGCGCATGGTCGGCTGCTGGCTGCTCGGCCGCCATCGAAGTTGCGGCCGGCGCGACGGCCACTTCCTGGAAGTCCGGGTCCAATTCCGCGTCGACGACGTCGCCGTCCGCCGGCGCGCGCAGCACGCCTTCGAAAAGCTGCACCATGCTGTCGAACTTCACGAGACGCGCGGCCATGTCGTCGATGAACGCGTCGTCACGGAAGATGCGCTTCACGAACAGGTCCTTGCCGACAGCGGCAAGATCCGGCACGTACATGATGAAGTCGCACCACTTCCGGCCGGTGATCCACATGCCGCCCTGCATCTGGTGGTCGTATTCGCTCGTGTCGCCGGTCTGCCACATGGCGAGGATCTTCGTGCTGTCGATCGGCGCCTTGATCTCGATGAGGCCGTCGTCGTCGACCAGCCCGTCCGTGCTGTAGCCGAAGGCGCCGTCGTCGGTCACGCAGATCCCGGCCTCGGTCACGTAGGAGCCCGTGCGCGCCTCGTAGTAGCGGCGCGCGTGCGCCTCCATCTCGTGGCCGCGCTCGAGCACCCAGGCCTTCGGCGGCTCGCCGTGCGGCTGGCCGCTGATACGCTCGATCGCCAAGTCGGCGGCGTAGCGCTCGGCTACCGCCGTCGGTTCGCCTGGATCACGCGCAGCAGACTTCTTTTGGCAGACGCTGATGGCGTCGGCGAAACAGGATGCGGTGATCTTGCCGCTGCGCGCGGCGAGCCATTCGGCACTTCCTTGTGGGCATTCGATAAACTTCATGGCTGTGCTCCCAGGCTACGTTGGAAATCGGCTTCCTCGTCGGACAGCGGCGGCGGCATGTCGGCCGGCTCGGGCTGAGCGGCCGGCGCCGGGCGGCTGGTCGGCTTGGCAGGCTCCATGTCGATCGTGCGCGCGGCGTCCACGGCATCGCGCAGCGCCTGGCGGTGGGTCGCGATCGCATCCTTGAGCTTCTTGTGGTCCTGCGGCTGGCGCGCCAGCTTGCCGTTGTTCTCGCGCCAGTACTGCAGCGCTTCCGCGTCCGTGCGCGTGGCGATCGCGTCGGCGATCATCGGCGCGACGTCGATCCAGTCGGCCGGCCGCTCGTTCAGGTCGACCATGCGCTCGCCGTTCTGGCTGAGCTGGTCCATGGCGTTGTCCAGGCGCTCGGTCTTCGGCCAGAGCTTGTAGGCGCGACGGATGACGGTCTTTTTGATCATCTCGCCCTCGTCGGTCTTCCACGGGCCGCCGCCGTTGCGCTTCCACGATTCCGAGCGATCGCGGATGCTGTAGATGTCGTCGATGTCCATGATCGTGGTCAGGTAATCGCCGTTGTGCAGCTTCACGACCACGTACGCGCCAACGATTTCGCCGCGGTTCTTCCCGAACGGCTCGAAGTCGTGCACGGGCTGCTTGTCCATGCCGACCTTACGGAACGCGTCGTTCTCGCGCACCAACTCGGCCTGACCCCACAGGATCGAGCCCGAGGCGACGGCGATGTCCAGCAGGCCGATGTAGCTGATGTCCAGGCAGATCTTTCCGCCGCGCGGCACCAGGTACGCCTGCTTGCGCGCCGGGTTCAGGCTGATGCCGATGGCGGCGATGTTGGTCACGGCCGCGATCAGCGACGGCTTGGCGCCCATCGCGACCTTCATCGTGTAGTCGTTGTTCTGCAGGATCTGGATCGCGAAGCCGCTTTCGCGCTCGAAGCTGATACTGCGGTCGACCAGCACGCGGGAAAAATCGTCGCGTGCTTCCTGGATTGCGCCGGTGACGATAGCGAGGGCGTTGCTCATTTCAGAAGCCTTTCAGGTAGGTGCGCAGCGCGCGGGCGGCCGCCTTGCGCGGGCCGAAACCGGCACGCAGGGACAGCAGGTACTGGTTGCGGATGTGGCGGATCATTCTTCGTCGTCCTCTTCTTCGTCGGGCTGGTCGACCAGCTGGTTGTTGATCGCGCCGCAGTCGGCGCATTCGGTATGGGTCAGGTTGGTGATGGGGCCGCGCCAGGTGACGTGGCCGCAGCAGGAAGCGCACACCATCACCAACTCCGAATTTCGTTGCGGCGCGCGACCAGCACGACGGCGTACACGCGCATGTCTTTTTCCATGCCGACCAGGTCGCCGCGCAGCTGCGCGTAGTGTTCGGCGTGCGCCTCGGCTTCGGCGATCTGCAGGTCGGCCAGCCACAGGGCAAAGGGCTTGATCAGCTTGCGCACCAGGCGGCGCGCGATGCGGGCAGCGATCATCGGCTTAGCCCTCATGTCCGCACTGGTCGTGGCCATGGCAAGTCGGGCTGCAGTAGCGGCAGGTCTTCCGCGCGAGGCCGCCGATGTCGCGGTAGAAGATCGTCCCGCTGACCATCGAGGCCGACGGCGTCTGTTTGCTGCAGTACGCGCATGGCTCGTGGCCTTCTCGTGGCGCGTACAGCGCGCGGCGGCGCTCGATCTCGGGTATCAGTGCTTCGGCGTCCCACGCCAACATCACGTCGCCGCCGATCTTCGGGTAGGCGTGCGCGCCGCTGACGGTGCCGTAGGTCTGCTTGTAGCTGTAGCCGACCATGATGTCGTCCAGTGCCGGCGCGGCCCAGCCGGCCAGCGCGGCATCGGCGTCCTCGATGTCCTTCTTCGTGATCCGGGCGTCAGCGCCCTTCACGTAGAAGCCGCGGCGGTAGCGGCTGACGGTCGTTACGGTGATCGGCTTCGCCTCGTACTGCTCGATAGTGTGGAACTGAGGCGGCACCCCGTTCGGCAGCAGGGCGTTGATGGCGGCCTGGTCCTTGGCGGCGATCTGGCCGCAGATATGGTCGTACTTTTCGCGGTTCTTTCTCACGTCCCTTGCTCCTCGTTCTGGCCGGCGCCGCCGGCGGTTGGTTTATTGGTGTTGGCCGGCCGCGCGGGCCATGCCGTGTTTGAAGGCGAGCCAGATCGCCGCTGCTGCGCCGTGCTCGGCGACCTTGCGGTGGGCCCACGCTTCCAGATCGCGACGCTGCTCGGCCACCTCGCAGTGCGGGCAGTCGAGGTAGCCGTCGAGCGCCTTGGACAAGCTGCCGGTGTCCAGACAGTGGACGCAATTCGGGCAGGTGGATTTCATGCCGCGCTCCGCTCGAAGAAGTGGTTCCACACGCGCTGCTCGATGCGGCTCTCGCGGGCCGAGTCCACGCGGCGGCGCTCCATGTCGGCGACGTCGCGCTCGGCCAGCGCCTCGGCTTCGAAGTAGATGGCCGCTTCGACTGCTGCCGCGTGGTCGACGCCTACGGCCGCGGAGTGGCCGATCACGGCCTGGCGCAGCACGTCGGCCGCGTCGCCTTCGAAGTCGCCCAGGTCGAGGCGTTCCAGCACGGCCGCGACGGTCGATGCGCGGTTCGCGCGGACGTCGTGCTTGATGGCGTGGATGCGGGCGTCGATCAGCTCGCAGATGCGGTTCTCGCGCGCCTCGACGTCGTAGGGGAAGCGGTCCATGTCAGGCCTCCGCTGTGGCCAGAGCGGCTGTGCACGCCGTCAGCGCGGGCCAGACGGCCGACTTCGACGGCATGAACGTCGGGTCGAGCGAGATCAGGCAGGCCATCAGGGTGTCGATTGCGCCGTGCGCGCCGCGCAGCGCCGCCACCAGCTGCTCGTGCGAGTTGCAGGCGCGGACGATGAAGGCGGCATTGGCCTCGCGCTGCGGTTCGTCGAAGAGACCGAACGAACGCGGTGTCTGGTGGATCTGCACGTTGCAGACGTACTTGCCTTTTGCGTCAAGGACCATGCGCTGCTCGGACATGGTATTACCAAACTTAAACGGCGTCGGTCCGTGCTGTTCAGCGGTACTGGCGTTGCTCATCGTGTTCTCCATCTGCCCTGCTGGGCTCGGTTGCGATGAGATGCATAGTACGCATTTTGTGATGATGCGTCAACCGCATTTTCCGAGAAAATAAAAGGCAACGTGAACATGTCGGGCGCGCCTGCCCGGCGTCAGGGAGTGATAGGCGGGATCGGACAGTGGCGCATGCTGGCGCCAAACAAGTCGTTAAATCGACTGAATCCCGCATGGATACTAGGTTTCACCGTGACGCCAGAAGTAGCCATTAGACGAGCGCGAAGACGTGAAAAAGCCCGCTAGCGGCGGGCCGTTGTAAACCGGTGGGAGTGGGTGTAGAGTTCAGCACTGGCGGGCCGGCTGTCACCGACCCGCCAAGCTCAGGTCACAATAGATTGATGTCGTGAAGGGTCCGCAGTAGCAGGGCAACTGCCCCAATTATTTTAGCCACGTCACCAAGCCAATTCACCTGTGTTGCAGTTCGTTTAGCTTTAGGCATTTTGCGTATGCTCATGCTTGGTGCTGAACGACCGGTCGTCAGCACCGTTGATGGAAACCGGGCTGACATGCTTATCGTCCCTTGCCTGGGACTAGTCATTCGCTTGCGGCCGCAAGCGAATAACGCCAGTGGTTGGATTATCGGACCCACATGGGTTCCCGGTTCCTTCCACTGGTCGGCTTGGACACACGAAGAGACTATTGCCTACCTCATCGATTCCGGTTCGCGGGGGACCGTCCTCGCAGTATCCTCACCTTTCGCGACCTGCCGGCCGCGTTCCGGATGCCTCCGGATTCTTATTCCCCGCCGCAAGCGGGGATTATTTAAACTGGGCCGCGATGTACAGTAACAGCGCAATAATCACCCACATGTAATTGCGATTCCGGTCGAGGCGGCGAAGAAGCGCGACCTGTAACATTAACGTTGCCGATACGTCTTCTCTAGTGTGGCGAACAGCTTTCGCCGTCTGAAATGTTGTAAATTCAGCCTCGCCCTCCTCATTAAACTCGGCATTCAGTCCAGCATCTTCACAAACTGTTCTAGCCTGTTTTACTGCAGCGACCCAATCAGGAAAAAATTTCCCTTTTTTCTCCAGCTGATCAAGCATCCGATCGTCCGCCGCTGCTGCATCAATATCTTCCTGTGGCCTCATTTGCGCTCATTACAGATGGGTTTAAATACGATTTTCCGGAGTACCATTAAATTAAGGACATCACACAATACACACATGTAACGATCGAGTCTTCGGCCCGTCGAGTACTGGCGAAAAATACTGTATGGGTGTACAGTAGTTTAGCGTTCTGAACTTGGAGGAGACTATGAACGACGTTGATGACTTGCTCAACATTTACGCAACCATGAGCCCAGATGGACGGGACCGCTTACGCTCCTTCGCGCGGCACTTGCAGAAGAGATTTCCCGTGGAGCGGCGCCCATTACTATCGCTTGTTAAGAATTCCAACAACGTCAAGACGCTGAATTGCATCATCGACAGCGGCGTCGATCACCGCCCTATCGTCAGCATTGGCGAGGCGGTACACAGTAAGTAAGCGCACTTCGTTCCCAGCCTGCCTGAGCAGGTCTTCTAGTTTCTGCGTTGCTGGATGTTTGTGGTTGACATGGCTTTCAACCAGGTCGTTATCATCAAACAGGTCTGCCACCCGGACCAACAAAGCCTGAGCGATGTTGCGCAAGACCTCCTCGCTAACCCACTGCTTCCCACGTTCGATCCTCGACAAATTCCCATCGGTCAGGCCAGCTCTGCCCTCGACCTCTGCGAGCGTCATCTTCTTGGCGACACGTATCGCCCTTATTTTTTCACCGACTGTCATGCGTTGGATTGTGGAATTTTGATGCGTATATCGCAAGGCGCATTGCGCATCTTCGGTTTCTGAGATAAAGTGCGTATTACGCATCTTAGGAGCCTCTACATCCATGAAATCGCCTCTCCGACAAGCTCGCGAAAAGCGAGGCATGACGCTGAACGTCCTTGCTAAAAAAGTTGGCAGCGACGTCGGCAACCTCAGTCGCATCGAACGCGGAGTCCAGACCCCAAACGCTCAGTTGGCCGAACGGATTTGCCGCGAGTTTGACGGTGAGGTCAATGAACTGCAGCTCATCTACCCAGCGCGTTACGCCGAGCCAGCAGGCTGCCCCGAATCCCAGCCGCAGTAATCCTGCGGTTTTTCGCGCTTCGAAAGTTGCGCCCGGGCAGTTGCCCACCGGCTTTTGCCCTGTATCACCCACCCATCCTGAACCACCGCACCGAAGGAGTAGCCCCATGAAAGACCCCCGAACCATCGTAGTGAAAACGCTGTTCAACGCCGACGAGTTCGTCGAGTTCAGCAACCAGTGCAAGGCCGACGATGTCCCGCAAAGCAAGAAGCTGCGCGACCTCGCGCGGGGCTGGCTTGCCGAACGGAATCGTACTGCGGTGCAGCAGCACCCGAAACGGCCAGGACGTGGCCATGTTCTGGCCATGGTGCTGCCGAGCCGCGCCGCCCGCCCGGCCGTCTACATGCGCAACTGAAGGCGGGACATAAGGAAAGCACCCATGAAGGACCAAGAGACACAGAAACCGACGCCGGACGCGAAGATCGCGAGCCAGGCGCGGACGTGGCGCCGAGCCGAGAAGCGCGCGATCGGCGAGAAGACCGACCAGGCCAAGCGCGCGCATCACCACGAGCTGCAGAAGCTGCGCGAAGCCGTCGACACGCTCGGGGGCCGCTGATGGACCACAGCATTCGCCCCGTCACCCCCGAGATCATGCGCCAGCGCGGCGCCGACGCTTTCGACCAGGGCCGCAGCATCAACGATCACCACATGAACCCGGGAGCGCCCGCCATCGTCGACTGGCAGAAAGGCTGGCGCGATCGCCGGGCCGCCGTGCACGCGCGCGACCTGGTCAAGTTCGCCTCGGGTGTGGGGACGCCGCCATGACGACCACCATCCTGGTCGGCGATGTGCGCGAACTAATTCACCAGATCCCGGACGCGTCGATCGATTGCATCATCGCTGATCCGCCATACGCAGAAACGGCGCTTGAGTGGGACCGCTGGCCCGATGGCTGGGCCTCCCTGATGCTGCGCGTCCTGAAGCCGTCCGGATCCATGTGGGTATTCGGCTCTCTGCGCATGTTCATGGAACGCGCCGGAGAGTTCGAAGGCTGGAAGCAAGCCCAAGAAATCGTTTGGGAGAAGCACAACGGTTCCAACTCCTTCGCCGACCGCTTCCGTCGCGTGCACGAGTTGGCCGCCCATTTCTACCCTGCCAACGCCCGCTGGGCCGACGTTTACAAGAAGCCGCAGTATTCCGCCGATGCTGTAGCGAAGACCGTGCGCCGGAAACAGAAGGCCCAGCACTGGTCGAAGATCGATGGCCACCATTACACCAGCGTCGAAGGCGGTCCGCGCCTGCTGCGCTCCGTCCTGTACCACCGTTCCGAGCACGGCCGCGCCATCCACCCTACCCAGAAGCCGGCCGAGCTTGTGCGCACGCTGATCGAGTATTCCTGCCCACCTGGCGGTGCTGTGCTGTCGCCCTTTTTCGGATCCGGTACCGACGCCATCGCGGCACGCGCCGCCAGCTGCTCGTGCACTGGCTTCGAACTGCGTGCGCAATACGTTGACCTCGCGCGCCAGCGTCTGGCGGATGACGCGCCACTGTTCGCCGAACCCGTGCTGGAGGTCGCAGTATGAAGGGCGCCGACCTCACCACCCTGCCGGACCCGCTGACGCCGCCCGACTGCGACCTGCGCGACTTCGCCTTCATGCCCCTCGACGTCGTGCGCCTGCGCGACAGCGACCTGGCCGTGACCGCGGAGGCCGACGAGTTCCGCTGTGCCGTGCTGCTGTGGTGCGCATCCTGGCACCAGGTGCCGGCCGCAAGCCTGCCCGACGACGACAAGATCCTCGCCCAATACGCCGGCTACGGCCGCGTCGTCAAGGAATGGCTCAAGGTGCGCGACGGCGCCATGCGCGGCTGGGTGAAGTGCAATGACGGCCGCCTGTACCACGCTGTCGTCGCTGAGAAGGCGAGAGAGGCATGGACCGCGAAGCTGCGACAGCGCCTCAAGACTGAGTGCGCGCGCATCAAGAAGCACAACGAGCGACACGGGACAAGCATCCAATTTCCCGATTTCGACTCGTGGCTGTCCTCTGGTTGTCCCGTGGGACATCCGCTACCTGTCCCTAACGACAAACCACCGAAGTCCCCGAGACAAGGTGACTCTGTCCCTGGTGAAAAGCAATCCAAGGGACAGGGAGAGGGACAGGGACAGTTAAATAAAGACGATATGGGAGACCGCCCGCCTACTCAACCGGAGTTGCCGGCGGTCGAACCCACCGACCCCGGCCAGCTGAGCATCGCCATGCGCCGCTTCGGCATCAACTCGAACCCTGGAGACCTCCGCTTGATCGCGCTGTCCAGCCAAGGCGTGAGCGTCGAGACCGTGACCGCCGCGTGCGAGGACGCGAAGAAGGCGAAGAAGGGCGAACCGATCCCTGCCGGCTTCGTGTTCTCGATCCTCGAACGCTGGGCCAGGGAAGCCTCAGGCCTGAACGCCAACGGTGCCGCGCCGCCCAGCGCCACCACCCTCACCAAAGCCGGCCAGGCCACCGCCCGGAACATGGAAGCCTGGCTCGAGCGCAAACGACAGGAGCAAGGCAATGCGTGATACCGATCTGCCCGAATTCGCCAAAACGCTGCTGGCCGTGGCCGACTACTACGGCCGCGAGCTGTCCGAGAACGTGGTCGACCTGTACTGGAACGGCTTGCGGCACTACGACCTCACCAGCGTCAAGCGCGCGCTGTGGGCCCACGTGCGGAACCCGGACACAGGCCAGTTCATGCCGAAGATTGCCGACGTCGCCCGCATGACGGAGGGCCGCACCGACGACCAAGCCGCTGTTGCGTGGTCGAAGGTCGATCAGGCTGTGCGCCGCGTCGGCACGTACCAGTGCGTCGTGTTCGACGACCCTGTGATCCACCGCGTGCTGCTCGACATGGGCGGCTGGGTCTACGTCGGCGCCAAGGACGAGAACGACTGGCCGTTCGTGGCGAAGGAGTTCCAGAACCGGTACCGCGGCTACCGCATGCGCGACGAGACGCCGGAATACCCGCCTGTGCTGATCGGGCTGGCGAACGCGCAGAACAGCAAGGCCGGTTTCCGCGAGAACCCGCCCATCCTGATCGGCGACGAGCACAAGGCCGACCAGGTGCGCAACGGCGGCACCACAGCGCCGCTGCTCAGCATGAAGTCAGCTGCCGACCTGACGCTGCCGGCGCCCGCATTGCGAATCGTGCAATGAACCGCGAGCCCGCACCCTGCCGCGCCTGCGCGCGCTTCATCCCCGATGCCCAGCTGCGCAAAGGCGAGGACGGGACGGGCTACTGCGAGGGCTACGAACGGTCGGCACGCTCGGACGACATTCCGTGGGCCTGCGTGCTCAGCCTTCTCGTTGGATCACTGGCGCACCGGCGGGCCACGAGGAGCGACCAGGAAGCGCTGGCAGAGCTGCAACGGCGTCACCCCGAGACCATTTCGCGCGCGAGCGCACCAACCGCAGCACCACAACCTGAAAGGGCAACATGAGCACGACCCACATCACCCCGACTCCCGGCCGCATCGTCTGGTACCGCGGCGCCGACGGCGCCATTCGCGCAGCCATCGTGGCAGCCGTCCACGGCCCGTTCTGCGCAACCCTGCACGTCTTCGGCCTGAATACGGTCGACGGCGAGGCCGGGATCCGGGCGAGCGTTACGCACGCGGACCCCGAGCATGAGCCGAACTCCTTCCCGTCCTGGCACTGGATGCCGTACCAGAAGCAGCAGGCTGAGAAGCATGCGACCGAGGCGGCGCGCGCCGACGAGCCGAAGACCGGCGCCGGCCAAACCCCCACCGCCGGTCTGACCTTCGGCACGGCCCTGACCGCGTTGAAGACCGGCCAGCGTGTGGCGCGCGCCGGCTGGAACGGCAAGGGCATGTTCGCCTACCTGGTCCCGGCCAACAGCTACCCGGCGCAGACCGGCGCCGCGAAGGCCTTCTTCGGTGAGGGCAGCATGGTCCCCTACAACGCCTACCTCGCGCTCAAGGGCGCCGACGACACCGTGAGCACCTGGGCGCCCAGCGGCAGCGATGCGCTGGCCGAGGACTGGCTGATCGTCGAGTAACCGCACCACCCCGCCCGGCGCGAACTTGCCAATTCGGTCAAGTTCGCGATTCGGGCGGCAACAACAACGACACGGGAGAACCTGAACGATGCCTTCACCATTCGACAAACCACATGTCCAGCATCAAGCCAACAGCGTGCTGCGCGCCTTCTTCGAGCCGCCCGAGGCCGACCTGGCCGCCGAGGTCCGCGCGCTCCGCAACGAGATCGCCGAGCTGCGCGCCGAGCTGAAGCCCGCGTCGACGCTGATCCTCACCGGCCAGCAGGTGGCGGCCGAGCTGCAACGCATGAACCGGAGCCGCGCATGATCACCCTCACCTTGCCCTATCCCCTGTCCGCGAACCGCTACTGGCGTCCAGTGAAGCTCGGCGCGCACATCAGCATCGTGCCGACGAAGGAAGCGAAGGCCTTCCGGGCCGACATCGCCGCGCGATGCCGCGACCAGGGCGTGCGCGTGCCGCTGGCCGGCCGCGTGCACATCGACGTGAAGCTGTACCCGGCACGCCCGCAGGACTGGCAGAAGCGCGTGCGCAAGGAAGGCGCCTCGTGGGACGACACCGTGCGTTGCATCGACATCGACAACGCTAACAAGGTACTGCTGGACGCGCTCAAGGACGTCGCCATCGAGGACGACAAGTGGGTGCGCCGCCTGACCAGCGAGCGCATGGAGCCGGATGGCGAGGCCCGCGTCGTGGTCACGATCACGGCCATGCCGGTGGCGCAGCCGCAGGCGGATCTGCTGGGAGTCGCAGCATGAACGCCGTCACCTTCCGCGATGGGATCGCGACAATCACCACGCGCACCGGCATGGCCGAGGTGCACGTATCCGCCGCAGCACACCTGGTGCGACAGGGCGAGCTTGCGGCAACGTCGTTCGACATCCTGGCTCTGGCCGCCGGCTACGAGGCGCTGGAACGTGAGCGCGATGCCCTGCGCGCCGAGCTGGCCGCAGCACGCGCCGGCACGATTGGCCGTGAGCACGCTGAGGCCATGCAGTGTGCGCGCAAAGTCATCGCCGAGCTGCGCCAGGCTAGCGATGCGTTCTTCGAGGTCTACGACCAAGGCGAGGCACCGGACAGCGGCCTGGACGATGCGCTGCGAGGAAAGCTGGGCGAGGCCGACTACTGGCTGTTGTGCGACGTCAGCGCAGCCACCGCGCGCGTGAAGTTGCTGGAAGGCGGTGCCGCATGACCGCCCTCGCCCTCTGGCTTGCCAGCTCCGTCCTGGCCGGGCTGCTCGCCGGCCGCTTCATCCGCACAGGCATGGTCGACCAGGTGCAGGAGGCCCAGCCTTGACCGACCGTCGCGACATCGGCTCGCGCCTGGAGAATTGGGCACGCGTCTACCACGACAACCCGCGGCCCGGGCTCAGCCCCACGGCCGCGTTCTGCGACCAGCTGCGCCGCGAGGCCGAGGGCGACAAGTCATCGCCCGAGCGTCGCAAGGTCGACGAGGACGATGCCGCGATCATCGAGCGCGGTATGCGTCACATCGACACTCGTCACCGCATGCTGCTCTGGTGGTGCTACATCAAGCAGGCCCACCCAGGTGAAGTCTGCCGGCGCATGCGGATCGACCAGAAGCCCGCAACCGTGTTCGTGAAGGCCTTCCGTGATGCGCAGGACGCGATCGCGAACGTGGTCGAGCCGCGCAACACTTTCCACGATGCTTAATCGAAAGCTCTTGACAGCCGGAAATATCAGCAGTAAATTCCAACCGACAATTTATTTCCATCTCCCAAGATGCGTATCCGGTTCCCTGATGGGAGCCGGAGTTGCGTCCGGGAGAACCCGAAGCCCTGCGATCAGCGATGACGCGGGGCTTTTCGCTTTCTGGAGGTTCCATGCTCAGTTCCCTGCGCCGTTCCAGTTTCGCCGCTATCGCCGCCCTCGCCCTCGCTGCAGGAGCACCGCCGGTGCTGGCCACCCAGCCCGCGCTGACCAGTGCCGCGCCGCGCCCGGTGCGCGCAAGCAAGCGCAGCCTGTTCGGCGGGATCCGCGCGAGCGCCGGCCTGCACGGCCGCAGGGGCGCCGGCGTCTCGATGGCCCAGCAGCAGCGCACCGCCGCGAAGAAGCGCAATGTGGCACGCAACCGCCGGAACCACCGCTGACCGAATTTTCAGTGTCTCCTCTCTCACTGTGCTGCCGTACCGTGAGCTTGCCCGCCTCGCGCGGGCTTTTTTATTCGAAGGTGAACCATGGCCGCGCATACCGACGCGTTCGAAAACAAGCTGATCGACTTCCTGTTCCGCTCGCAGGCCTTGGGCCTCGCCAACACGACGGCGGCTGCTGGAACTGGTCCGTCGACGCACTATGTCGGCCTGATCAAGGTGGCCGGCTCGGATTCGTCGGCGGGCACCGAAGTCACCGGCGGCAGCTACGCGCGCGTGGCCGTACCCGCGACGCTCGCCAACTGGGCCGGCACGCAGGGTGCGGGCTCGACGACCGCATCCAGCGGATCCAGCGGCACGACGTCGAACAACAACGTGATCACCTTCCCCGCGCCGACGGCGGACTGGGGCCAGGTCGTCGAATGGGGCCTGTTCGATTCGGCGGCCGGCGGCACCGAAATCATCCGCGCCGCGCTGACCACGCCGAAGACCATCAACAACGGCGACCCGGCTCCGACCTTCCCGGCCGGCTCGCTCACGTACACGAACGACAATTGATCATGGCCTACACCGACATCTTCACCGCTGCGAACGAGGCGACGTTCCAGGGCCGCTGCCTCGTCGCCATGTGGAAGGCTGCGCAGGACATCGCGAACGAGTCGCCCGCGACCGACAACCACGCCAGCCGCAAGGACTGGGCCGTGCGCGTGCTGCAGGATCGCGCGAACATCACGGCGCGCCAGGTAGCGATGCAGGTGCTGCGCAATCCGACTATCGCCACCGCGCCCGCGAGCGCCGCTGACGAGGATATCCAGTACCAGGTGAACACGATCCTGGCCGACATCATCGCAATCGGCTGACCATGACGACCGCAAAGATCTCACAAGGCGCCCGCACGCAGCTAGCGGGCGCTGCGGCCGCGCTGAACAGCTTAGCCATTGGTACCTATGCCGCGCTCGGCACCATCACGCACAACAACAGCGGCAAGGTGCCGCTGGATTGCCTGGTCGAGTTGACTGTGACGCCTGGCACGACCGGCAGCAACAAGCAGGCCGTGCTGTTCGCGCAGCCATCGCTGGATGGCGCGACCTTCGGCAGCGGCCCAACCAGCGGCACGACGACCACCGACGAGGCCAACCTCGTGCTCATCGGTTCCCTGCCCCTGAATACGGCCGCCGGCCAGCAGCGCAAAGTGTTTTCGCTCGCCGCAGCGTTCGGTGGCGTGCTGCCGTATGCGACCAAGTTGATCGTCAAGAACGACAGCGGCGCCGCGTTCGCCAGCTCCGGCAACGACCTCTACACGCTGGACATCAGCGGCGACCTCACCTGACCTGAACTATGTCGAGCTTGCTCTTGCCCGCGCGCTACATCCAACAGCCGCAGCAATTCGTCCCGCTCGACCGCCGCACGCGGATCGGCGCGGGCGCCCTGGCCGTCGTCACCCCGACGATTGATGTCAACTGGGCAACGGGTAAGCAGCTCACGCGCGGCGCGGCATCCGCGTATAACGTCGCGCCTCTCGGTGGGCTACAAACCTTCAATTTCCGCAAGAACTTCTACCTCGAAACGGAAACCCTGCCGGCAGTCGGTGCAAATCCTTACGTCATGTTCTGGCTGGGCTGGCCGGTCGCCACCGGTGCGGTACTTGGTCCGAATGAGCCGGCATTCGTTGTTGGCTCGTCTAACAATTCGCTGGGAATTTGTATTTCGGTCGGGAGTGCCAGGGCTATCGGAAACGGCCCTGCGGCTGCAACTACGTGGGGCGGTAGCAATAATACTTGGACGTCCATTTGGTCGGCATATGACACGCTGGCGATGGGCACGACCGGAGCGCCGGTACTGCTGATGATGGTCCGCAAGTCGACCGGCCTGGAGTTTTGGCGCAACGGCGTGCTGGTCAACACTGTCGCGGGCTCCCCTACCAACGTGGCAGCGTTCAAGATGGAGATCGGCTCCTTCATCGCGTCGACTAACTGGGAGTCTTCCAGCAACACCGCGTTGGCTGGCCTGTCCATCCTCAACTCGGACCCGGTCGACGCCGAGCTGCTGGACTTCGCCGCGAACCCGCTGGGGACGTTGTGGAGCGCGCCGCAGCGGAGATTATGGGCATCCGCCAGCGCCGCAGCGGGCGCTGTCCTTGACGGGGCGGCCAGCGGTGCGGCGTCCGCTACTGGCGCGCTGTCGACGTCTATCTCGCTCGCGGGCGCGGCCAACGCGCAGGCCAGCGGCACGGGCGCGCTGACCACTTCGGTTCGGCTGGCGGGCAGCGCAGTAGCGCAGGCGAACGGCTCGGGCACGATCCCCGGCGGCGCAGCTTCATTGGTTGGTTCGGCAATCACGGCCGCCAGCGGCAGCGCGACCCTGTCGACCTCCGTGCTCATGGCCGGCGCCGCGTCAGCGCAGGCAAGCGCGGCGGCCGCGCTGACGACCAGCATCAGCCTCGCCGGCGCTGCAGTCGCGCAGGCCAGCGCTGCGAACCTGTCGATGTCGCCCGCGCCACGCGTGTATGCGGCCACGATCATGCGCATCACGACGACGAACCGCCGGGCCGACCTCGGCGCCGTGCTGAACGTGGCCGCGCCGATCAGGTCGACCGGGCTGAACGTCGCAACGATCTTGAGCGCGGCGCCCGTGAACCGCGCGGCCGATCTCGGCCCCGTAACCTTGAACCGGACAGTGAGATTTCCATGACCATGAACGTCGGCGAGTATGGCCTCGTTTTCAACCTGAACGTGAACTTTGACATCTCGGCCGCGACGTCGCTGCAACTGGCGATCACGCGGCCGGACGGCACGGCGATCGCTGGCGTTCCCACAGTCGGCCTCGTCGACCTGGTCACGACCGACGACGGCACATACCCGGCGAAGAAATACTGCAGCTACACGTTCGTCGCCGGCGACCTGAACCAGTCCGGTGACTACACCGCGCGGCTGACCTACAACGACGCCACGAAACGGCTGATTTCCGACCCGACGTCGTTCAGCGTCAGCCCGTAACAGACTCTGCCCGCCACGGCACGGCGAGCGTGAGGCGCACACGTAAAAACGCACCAATTCACGAGGAAGCCATGACCGACACCGCCTGCGTCAACGAAGCCGCGGCGCGGCTGGCACGCATCCATGCATTGGAGGCCCAGCGCGCCGCCGCGCTCATCGACGGCGAGTGCGCGGCCGATCAGACGACCATTCGCGCGATTGTAGCGCGGCAGCATGCCGAAGCCCTTGCCGACGCGAGGCGACCCATTTTTTGAGCAAACACCATGAGCGACACCACCTATACGCCCGAGCTTGGAGCCAAGTTCTGTGCCGCGATGGCGTCGACGACGAAAAGCATCGCGACCATCTGCAAGCGCAAGGGTATGCCCAGCAAGGCCACCGTGTTCCGATGGAAATCGGATATCCCCGAGTTTTCGAAGATGTACGAGGCCGCCAAGCTGGAGCAGCTCTACGGCGGCATCGAGGAATGCACTGAAATTGCCGACACGGCCGGCAAGACGCACGAGGAGATTGCGCACGCGAAGCTACGCATCGACACGCGCATGAAGGTCGCGCAGCGCTTGAAGCCGAAGGAGCTGGGCGAGAAGGTCGACGTCAACCACGGCGGCCAGGGCGACAATCCGATTGCGACGGTCACCCGCGTCGAGCTGGTGCCGCTGTCGAAATGACGACCGCGCAGATAGCCATCCCTGAGAAGCTGATTCCAGTCTTCCAGGGCGAGGCCGACGTGCGCGGCGCATACGGAGGCCGTGGCTCGGGCAAGACCAGGACCTTCGCCAAGATGCTAGCCCTTCGTGGCTACATCTACGGCATGGCCGGTGTCACTGGTCAACTGCTCGGCGCCCGCCAGTTCATGAACTCGCTCGCCGACTCCAGCCTGGAAGAGTGCAAGCGCGCGATCGAGGAAGAGCCGTTCCTCGCCGCGTACTACGAGATCGGGGACAAGTTCATCCGGTCGCGTGACGGCCGCATCTGGTTTTCCTTCGCTGGCCTGGATCGCAACATCTCCAGCATCAAGTCGAAGGGCCGGATCCTGATCTGCTGGGTCGACGAGGCCGAGCCGATCACGGACGAGGCATTCACCACGCTGATTCCCACGCTGCGCGAGGAAGGCGAGGACTGGAACGCCGAACTGTGGGTCACGTGGAACCCGAAGCGCAAGGCGGCCGCCGTAGAGAAGCGGTTCCGCCTGTCGGACGACCCGCGCATCAAGGTCGTCGAGCTGAACTGGCGCGACAACGAGAAGTTCCCGGCGAAGCTGGAGCGTGAGCGGCAGCGCGATCTGCGCGATCGTCCGGACCAATACGACCACATCTGGGAAGGCGGCTACGCCACGGTCATCGAGGGCGCGTACTACGCCGCGAGTCTCACGGCCGCGAAGGCGCAAGGACGCATCGGGCGCGTATCGGCAGACCCGCTGATGACGATCCGGCTGTTCTGTGACATCGGCGGCACCGGCGCGCGCGCCGACGCCTTCACGATCTGGGCGAAGCAGTTCATCGGCAAGGAAATCCGCGTTCTCGACTACTACGAGTCCGTCGGCCAGCCGCTGGCCAGCCACCTCGAGTGGATGCGCGAGCGCGGATACAGCCCGAAGCGGGCCCAGATCTGGCTGCCTCACGACGGCTCGACACAGGACAAGGTCTTCGATGTGTCGTACGAGTCCGCGCTGAAGGCGGCCGGCTACGCCGTAACGGTCATACCCAACCAGGGCAAAGGGGCAGCCAAAGCGCGTATCGAGGCTGCACGCCGGCTGTTCCCGTCCATGTGGTTCAACGCCGAGACGACCGAGGCCGGCCGCGAAGCACTGGGCTTCTACCACGAAAAGCGCGACGAGGTGCGCGGCATCGGACTGGGTCCGGAACACGACTGGTCTAGCCACGGCGCCGACTCGTTTGGCTTGGGATGCGTGGCCTACGAGGAGCCGCAGGCGTGGGGCGATGACGAAGAAGAGGATCCGGACTACACCGGAAGATCAACGATTGGCGGCTACTGATGGCATACGAAAAATTCGAAATTGAAGACGACCATGACGGCGGCGAGCAGGCTGCGAAAGAGCACCCAGCCGCGCGCCTGAAGTCCTTCATCGGCCAGGCCAACATCGTGCCGCTACTCGACGCTGACGTCGTCAAGAAAATCGGTATGGAAGTCGTACGTGGCTACGATGCCGACGAAACCAGCCGCGCCGACTGGAAGAAGATGACCGACAAGGCCATGGATCTGGCTATGCAGGTGGCGCAGGAAAAGAACTGGCCGTGGCCGAAGGCTGCGAACGTCAAGTACCCGCTGATCACCACTGGTGCTATCCAGTTCAGCGCGCGCGCCTATCCGGCCATCATCCAGGGCGAGCAGGTCGTCAAGGGGATGGTCATGGGCCCCGACCCGGACGGTAGCAAGAAGGAACGCGCCGATCGCATCGGCCATCACATGTCGTACCAGCTGCTCGAGCAGATCGAGGACTGGGACGAGGACACCGACAAGCTGCTGCTGCAGATGGCCATTGTCGGCTGTGCGTTCCGCAAGACGTACTTCGACGTCACCCTTGGCCGGCCGCGCAGCGAACTCGTGCCGGCCAAGCACGTGGTGTATGACCACGCGACGCCGTGGAAAGACCTGCGCCGCACCAGCCAGTGGCTGCCGCTGTACAAGAACGACGTCATCGAGCGCGTGCGCGGCGACGTGTTCGTCGACGTCAAGCTGAACATGCCGACCGGCGCCGAGAACCCCGAGGACGCGCCGTTCGAGTTCGTCGAGCAGCACTGTTGGTACGACCTGGACGGCGACGGCTACAAGGAACCGTACGTCGTCACCGTCGTGAAGGAAACGTCCGAGGTCGCGCGCATCGTGGCGCGCTTCGACGAAGACGGCATCTACCTGAACAGCCGCGGCGAAGTGTCGAAAATCGAGCCGGTCAGCTACTGGACGAAATATCCGTTCATGCCGAATCCGGATGGCGGCTCCTACGACGTCGGCTTGGGCTTGTTACTGAACCCGATTAACGAGACGATCAACACGGTCCTGAACCAGTTGCTGGACGCTGGCACGCTGGCCAACACGGGCGGCGGCTTCATCGGGAACGGCCTGAAGATGAAAGGCGGCGCGGCCAAGTTCGCGCCCGGCGAGTTCAAGCCGGTCGATGCCGGCAACGGCAAGATCGCGGACAACATCTACCACATGCAGTTCCAGGGGCCGAGTCCGGTGCTGTTCCAGCTGCTGGGCATGCTGATCGAGGCCGGCAAAGACATCTCATCGGTGAAGGACATCCTCACCGGTGAGCAGCAGGTCAACCAGACGGCGACCACCACGCTCGCCCTGATCGAACAGGGCCTGAAGGCGTTCACTGCGATTTACAAACGCGTGCACCGGTCGCTGAAGCAGGAATTCGCGAAGCTGTTCCGGCTGAACCGCCTGTACTTGCAGCCGGAAGAGTACTACCTCTTCCAGGACAAGTCGGAGCCGATCTACCTCGAGGACTACCAGGGCGACAGCACGGATGTGGCGCCCGTCAGCGATCCGAATCTGGTGTCTGACGCCCAGGAACTGGCGCGCGCCGACGCGCTGATGCAGTTCCGGGGCGACCCATTCATCAATCAGGTCGAGCTGCGCCGCCGCTTCCTGAAGGCGATGAAAGACCCGAATCCGGACGCCCTGCTCGTCACCGAGCCGCCGGCGCCGCCGCAGGATCCGAAGGTCATAGAGGTCCAGGGCAAGCTCGCCGCGATGGAAGTCGAGGTGAACGCCAAGGCCGAAAAGATGATGGCCGAGATCGAGAACCTGCAGGCGCGCAACGCCGAGTTGGAGGCATCGGCCACGTTGAAACTCGCACAGGCCGCAGCGGTCGGCGGCGAACAGCAATTCGCGCTCCTTCTGGCGCAGGTCCAGCACATGCTGGACACCCACCTGGAGCACACCAAGGCAGCTTTACAACCGCAGCAACGACCACAGGGAGAAATCGATGGCAATGAGCAAGGAAGAGTACCAGCAGTGGAAGGACCACCCGCTGACGAAGCAGTTCCACCAGTACCTGCGGGACTACCGCAAGGCGCTGATGGAGAAATGGGCGCAGGGGGCCTTGAGCCCGAGCAGCCAGGAATCGCAGATGGCGGTGGCGCGCTGCCAAATGGCTGACGAAATCGCCACGCTGGAAGACGATTCGATCGCAGACTTTTATCGGAAGGAAGGGGCAAACTGATGTACGAACAGATCAAGAAACTGGCCGACGAGGCACTGGCAATCCAGAATAAGGACCGCATGGACGCAGCGCTGCGCGAGATCAGCACGCTGTGCGACCAGCCCGCGGCCGAGCAGCCGAAGCAGCGCGGTAAGAAATCTGCCGAGCAGCAGGCCGATGCCGGCGGCGCAGAAGGCGGTGCGCAATGAACGCGGCCGTGAACACGTCCGGCATCCAGCCCGTCGAGTACAAAATCCTCATCCTGCCCGAGGCGGCGGAGGAAACCGATGAGGTCCTGCGCCGCGCCAAGGCTGCAGGCCTCGCCCTGGTCGACAAGACCACCGAGCGCGAGAAGATGGCTCAGGTGAAGGGCCGCCTGGTCGCCGCCGGCGGCAACGCCTTCGAGGACTGGTCCGGCCAGGTGCCGCAGCTCGGCGACACCGTCTGGTTCGCCAAGTACGCCGGCTACGTCGTCAAGGGCGACGACGATCAGGAATACCGCCTGGCGAACGACAAGGACATCAGCGCGGTGCTGGTGCCCCACTCCACCACCGAATAAGGAAGATTCATGCTCATTCTCAGGAAGTTTTACGCATTGCGCGCGCCAGCCGATGGCGAAGGCGCTGAAACTGGTGGCGCGGCAGCCGCGGTCGACCAGAACCCGGGCGGTGCGGCCGCATCCAGCAGCGACAGCGGCGTCGACGACGTACAGGAACAGGTCGAAGCGCGTGCGCGCGCCATGGGCTGGACCCCGAAAGACGATTTCAAGGGCGATCCGGCGAAGTGGCGCGATGCCAAAGAGTTTGTCGAGCGTGGCGAGCGCGAAGTGCCGCTGCTGCGCGCCCAGAACAAGCGCCTGGAAGCGAAGATCGGCGAGCTGAGCACGACGGTGCGCGAGTTCGCCGAACACCTCAGTAAAACGGAGCAGCGCGCATACGACCGCGCGATCGCGGACCTGAAGCAGCAGCGCAAGGAAGCGCTGGCGGCTGGCGACGGCGATGCCTTCGAAGCGGTGGACGAGAAAATCGACCAGCTCAAGCGCGACGCCGCGGCGAAGGCAGCCAAACACGCCGCCAAACAGGACGACGGCGGCGCGGATCCGGTGTACACCGAGTGGGAATCGCGCAACCCCTGGCTGAAGGATGCCGAGCTGTCTGAATACGCCGAGTTCGCGGCCCAGAAGCTGCGCGCCGGCGGCGAAAAGGCGACGGGCGCCGAGTTCCTCGACCTGGTCGCGACGAAGGTGAAGGCGCAGTTCCCGGCCAAGTTCACGAACCCGCGGCGCGAGAGCGCGCAGTCCGTCGAAGGTGCGGCGCCCGCGCGGCGTGGCGGCGGCAAGACGTACGCCGACATGCCGGCCGACGCCCGCGCCGCGTGCGACCGCATGGCGAAGAACGGCTTTGCAGGTAACGAAGAGGCCGCGAAGAAATTCCGGGATCAATACGTGAAACAGTACTTCGAGGAAGCATGACCATGAGCCGAGCACCCCGCGAAACCACTCGTGAAGAAACAGGCAGAAATACCCGTGTCCCGCTGGGCGTGGCCCGCTCCAAGCTGACCGTCGCAGGTCGGCCCGGCTACGTCCGCCGCTGGATCAATGATTATGACGGCCGACTGCAGAACGCCCAGGATGGCGGCTACGAATTCGTGCAGAGTGACGCCGTGAAGCAGATCGGCGATGCGGACGTCGACAACGAGAACCGCGACCTGGGCGCGCGCGTCTCCCGCGTGGTCGACAAGACCACTGGCCAGCGCGCGTACCTCATGGAAATCAAGGAAGAGTTTTACAAGGAAGACCAGAAGGCCAAGATCGCGAAGGTCGAAGAAACCGACCGCCGCATTCGCAAGGGCAAACTGGAAGAAGTTGAAGGCAGCTACGTCCCGGACGAGGGCCGTGGCATCCAGATCGAGACCAGCGCTCGATAACCATTTCCCCGGCGTTCGCGCCAATCCCCATCACCCGGGCCGCCATCGAGCGGCCCTTGCCTTTTTTGGAGTACCCCAATGGCAAATGCTGATACCCCGGCCGGCGCCACGCCGGTCATGCACCGCAACGGCGCACCGTACAACGGCTCGTTCCGAGTGTACTCGGTGCCCGCGGGCGACGCGACGGCGCTGTTCGTCGGCGACTTCGTCAAGCTGGCCGGCACCGGCCAAACCCTCGGCGGCCGCGTGCTGCAGGACGTCGCGCGCGCTGCTACCGGCGACGTGATCGTCGGCGTCGTCGTCGGCGTCAAGCCCGACACGCAGGACAGCCTGCGCTACCGCGCCGCGAGCACCGTGCGCGAGGTCTACGTGGCCGACAACCCCGACCTGGTCTTTGAGATCCAGGAAGGAGCCACCGGCACGCCGCTGACCGCCAACGACATCGGCCTGAACATCAACTTCGTGGTCGCCTCCGGCAACACCGTCACCGGCACCTCGGGCACGCAGCTCGACAACACGACCGAGGCGACCACCGCGACGCTCGACCTGCACCTGATGAACCCGGTCGCGCGCGACGACAACGCCATCGGCGCTTCGTGCAAATGGCTCGTGACGATCAACCGTCACCAATATTCCAACCAAATCGCAGGGGTATAAATCATGGCTGGCATTATCAACACCGGCAACCATCCCAAGGCTCTCTGGCCGGGCGTCTTCAGCATGTTCGGCATGTCGTACCAGAACCGCGACGAATGGCGCGACCTGGTCACGGTGCAGACCTCCGACAAGCACCGCGAAGAGATGGTCCAGAACAACGGCTTCGGTCTCGCCGCCATCAAGGAACAGGGCGGCTCCATCGCCTACGACACCACGAGCCAAGGCGGCACCGCCACGGCCTACCATGTGGTGTACGGCCTGGGCTACATCGTCACCCGCGAAGCGATCGAAGACAACCTCTACGAGAAGCTCGCGATGGGCCGCGCCAAGGCACTGAAGCGCGCGATGGTCGAGACGAAGAACACCGTCGTGGCTAACTGGTTCAACCGCGGCTTCGACACGAACTACCCGGTCGGCCCGGACGCCAAGCCGCTGTTCTCGGCGGCGCACCCGTCGACGTCCGGCAACCAGAGCAACGTGCTGGCGACTGCCGCCGACCTCTCGGAAGCCTCGTTGGAAGACCTGGTCATCCAGGCCAACGGCGCGACCGATGACCGCGGCAACAAGATCGCTCTCCAGGTGCGCTCGCTGCACATCCCGCGTCAACTGGAATTCGAGGCGGCTCGCATCCTGAAGTCGATCAACCAGAACGACACCGCGAACAACGCCATCAATGCCCTGCGCGCGATGGGCACGTTCCCGGAAGGCTTCAAGGTGAACCACTTCTTCACCGATCCGGACGCGTTCTTCATCCGCACCGACGTCGACGACGGCCTGACGCTGTTCCAGCGCCGCGAGCTCGAGTTCACGAAGGACAACGACTTCGGCACCGAGAACGCCCTGGCGAAGGCCACGGAGCGCTATTCGTTGCAGATCGGCGACTTCCGCAACTGGTACGGCAGCCAAGGCGCGTAATCGTCGGCGGCAGCCGCAATACCTGGCGCCCCCGCAT